TGTTTTGTTCTTCTTGTTGCCAAACAATATTCTGTGCTTGTCAGTAATTGGTGGTTGAGGCATCAACCCCATCTTTGCAAAAACGCCTTGATAGGAAAGTTCATCAGGATAACCATGCGCCCATTTTTGTTTCAGCATATGGATAGGCCAACCCTTTAAAGAATACCAATTCAAATACTCTTGCAACTTATCACAAACCTCTGATTGCTCTAAATACATCCAACTGGATTGAATACCGCAAAGCGTATCATCGTCATCAAGGTTGAAGAAATCCCAAATCTTTTGATTGGATGCCCAAATAGAATAATTGATATTGTCGTTCTTGCCGCCTTGCCCTATAATCTCTGTTGCTATGTCGCGCCCTTTTAGAGCTTCTAAGAAAGGACTTATGTCGTTCATACATATCGCATCCACATCAAGATAAAGAAACGACTTAAGGCCAAGAGAACGCCCAAATTCATATAAACGTGTTTTGATCTTTACAGGTGCAACACCCCGATGGTCATTGAAATCATCAAATTCAATGGTTCTGATGTTCTCAAAGTGTTCAGAGTTTACATACTGCTTTAGTTCTTCACTGATGAACAGGTGCAGTTTGACATTTGGCGAATGATGCCGTAATGACAAAGCGAGGTTGTGAGTCATTAACCCATAACCTCGCTTTCCGAACGCAACCAATAAAACGTTCACACCATGAAAGATTTTATCAAGAGAACACGCCTGATGGCAATGTTTGTCTTTTTGAACTCAATTTTGACTTGTAAGTCAGACCATATTCGTAATGAATACTATCAGTGTTATCATCAGGAATGACTTTGCCGCCCTTGAAAAGAATACCTGCTGAAGTATCTTTTATCAGTTCGCCTTTTGTGTCATCATCAGCCAATTTAATCAAGATGGCTTCTGCCGTGAAACCTGATGTTGCATTGAGCGTGTCATAGCTTACATCGTTTGTTTCATTCACATTTTCATCCATCCAAGTTCCTGACCAATCATAGGTCACTGTCTTAGGTGAAGCACCTGCAATGTATGTTGAACCCTGATCTACTGGAGAAGGTGCAGGTAAACCAACCTTGATATTCTTGTATAAGGCTGCAAGACCTGCTGCAATGTCTTGATTAACCAATGTGTCATTGTCAAAATCATCTGCTTCAGTTGTTGCTGAACCGCAAAGAAAGACAAGAGCCTGTTGACCACCGCCTGAAATAGTTTCACCACAATCATTCAATAACTGATCAGGTACTTCGGTGCATCCGTATGATACGCAATTGCTCATTTTAAAGTTTTTTCATTGTAACTAGTACAACAAAAATAAGTAATTAAATCAATCACTTCAGTAAAAAATAAAGGCCGATAATCCCAATGACTGAAATTGCATTCAAAGAAAGTATCAGAATTTTGATGTAAACCTTCAAACGGTTGCCGTTCAATATTGCCTGTTGTCGGTTCATTGTATTATCAATTCAAAGCCATTCCAAGAACATTGCTTTCCTAATCGGTTGATGTACATCATTACCCTTTCACGCAGTTCAACATCATATTCAATCAGGTCAGATATTTTATTGACTGAATAGAGCACCGTTGAATGGTCTGCATTTCCTGAAAGTTTGCCGATTGCAATATATGGAAGCCTGTTTGTCACTGCCTGTTTTCTTATCAGCCAATGGCAAATTTGCCTTGCCTCAACAATATTGGCAACCCTTGATTTTGATTGAAATTCGTCAAAGGTTATATCATAATCCTTGATTATCATTTCAATCAGATTTTGAATTGTTGCTGTTGGATTTAGTCCAGTCAGTTCAGTTCTGATTTCTTTCCTGATGCGGTCACACTCACTAAGGATAACCGATGAAACCAACTTGCGCAATTGGTCATTGTCAGCCAAATGTTCAATTACTTTCTTATTGATCTTGCGTTTGATTTTTGCTGCTTCTTCTGTTGTCGTTTCCATTCTATTGTTTGTTTGATTTGATTAAGTCTTTTATGATTATTCCTAAAGTAATTGATGTGCAAATTATGGCTAATACTATCATGGTGTTTTTCTTAAATCGTTTCCCGTAACTGTTATGATATTGAACATTTCAAAACATCTGCTTTCAATGCGTGAACCGTAACGGTCTGCAATCATTTTCATGTTCAGGTTTGTTGTTGCAAAGGTCAGTGAACCCCTGCTTTGCATTTCATTGTATCTGATGGTCAATACTTCAATACCAACATTGATGTCAGTTCCATACACCTTGACTTTTTCATGTTCTTCACCTATGTCATCAAAGGCAAACATTCTGTGTTTCAGAACCGTTTCAAGGTCTTTGCGTTCTTTGGCTGTTTCTTTCATACGAAAGCACCCTTCCATCTGTAACCCTGAATATATTTTTGCCTTGTATCTGTGAATATAACCAACCATTGATGAAAGTATTTGAAGATACTTTGTCTTTCCAGTACCGATGCCACCAACAAACAGAATGCCTTTATTCAGGTCACCTTTGAAATCTTTACTCCTTGCAATAAACAGAATTAGTTGTTCAGTTACTTCATGGTTTAAATCTTGCCATGATGGTAAAATTGTTTTAGCTGCCTGATGCCAAAGCGTTCTTGTGTCCTCAACAGATACTTTGCGCCATTCAGGAAGATCGATCTGAAGTCTGTTTTTTATGTAGTGTCCTATGCTTTCCATCAGAAATTGTTTTTTGGGTATTCAATATTGGTTGCATCAAGTTTAACGGTATCAACCTTTGCAGGTGTTTCGTCAACTGCGTGAAGTGTTTTCCAACCTTTTTCAAGTGATTGATTGACCTGTGAAATTGCAACATCATCACCAAGCCTTGAAAGTTTCATCTGAATTGCTTCAATTGAAGATTGTGAATATTCCTTTCGCTTCTCTTTACACATCTGCAACCATCTTGAAAAACAATCATTCAATTCTTCGTTTGGGAAATAAACAACCCCTTGTTCATTGTTTGTTGTTAATGGTTCTATTGTTTCTTGTTTAACTATACTATCAATGCTTTCGCCTGTGCTTTCACTTTGCTTTGTCGTGTGCTTTATCAATGCTTTATCAAGTGCTTCGTCAAGTGCTTTATCAAATTTTGATAGGGCAATAATGTTTGATGAATATTGATTTTTAGACTTTTCAAGCATTTTGATGAAGCCCCATTCAACCAATTCATTCAGGGTATTGATATAGGTGTTGTATGATTTAATTCCTATGGCCTCTTTTGCCATTGTTGTCGGCAATCCAAACTTTTGTTTCCATCCTAATCTATTACAATGTTCAATTGCAAAGAAGTATAAAGCAGTATGATTTGGCTTTATCTTTTCAGGGTTTTCAAAACAGAAGTTGAACCAAGTTCTTGACAGGTCGTAACCGTTCATGATAGAAATACCGTTTGGGTGAGTACTGGAATACCCCGAACAAGCGGCACACATAGAAGCGGCTTGAATGTTTTAACCCAATCGGATTTTCTGAATGTTAATTTCATTCTATGTGATTTAAGATGTTCACTTTACCATTGTGAACGGGTGTAAATATACTAAAACAATTGAAGTTGTCTTTTGTGTTGCTCTAAACGCTTAATAGAAGCAGCATGATAATCTTCGTCAAGTTCCCAAGCATCTAAATCGAATTTTAAATTCCAACAAGCTAAAGCGATTGAACCCGAACCGCAATGCGTGTCGAGTATCTTGTCACCTTCTTTGGCGTAATTAGTTAAAAGCCACTCGTAAAGTTTAACGGGTTTCTGTGTTGGGTGAATACGGATTTCTTTGTTTTTCATGTCGTGCTGAAGCATTCCGTGCCACCTTAAATCTACTTTTCTCACAGCACTTTTGAAGCTGCAATAAGCAAGCTCGCAATCTGCAAAATCATTTTCTCCGTTCTGCTTATCCCATACAACCCAACAAGAACCATTTGCACTCGGTATGCTTTCAATGAAATGATTTGCACCCCAAATTATCTGATTTGTAGAAATTCTTTTTAGTTCTGTAAAGTATCTCTTTTCTGGTGCGTTATCATCCCAATCCTTACAACCGTAATCTTTTGATTTACCAAGTTTAGAACGGCTTTTGTTATCGTTTGAACTTTCACCAATGCCGTACGGAACATCAACAATAGCTAAATCATAAGCGTTGTCTGGCATCTTTGCCATTGCCTCCATGCAGTCGCCTAGATTGATGTTGATGTTGCTTCTATCCATCAGAAATTAGTTTTCAAATCCTCAACCGTTTCAGATTGCAATCCATGTCGTTTTTTCCATTCAGAGCCACGCAATTCAGGATGAAGTTCTTGCAGTTTCCTTGATGCTCTTGCAACATTAGAATAATCAGGATAAATCTTTTCCTTCATTCCAGTAAGCAATTCAAAGGCCGAAATGCCTTTCAAATTAACCTTCAGGAAGTGTTTCAATATCAGCTTGTAAAGTATCACATTGCTGTTCCTTGCCTTCTGTGAGCGTTCTAATATCCATTGAACTTTGGCTTTGTCGGTTGATGGCTTAGGCATTTTCTTTTTTTAAATATGGTTCAACTTCTTCAGATAGTTTTTCAAAATCGTTGTCAATACGCTTCATAAAGGCTGAACGCAACAAAGCAGGTTCATTATCCCAAACAGGAACAATATCTTCAATTTCAAGATAGTCAGAACCTGCATCAAAACCTTTGAAACCATGACATTCATACGAACCAATGCCATCATTCTGAAGTGAAAATTCAACATCAAGTTTAATTTCTGTTTCACCTACTGGAAAAAATATTTCTTGGTTCATTTGTTCTGTTTTTTCAACTCGTTGATGTACTCCTTTTGATGCTTCACCATAAGGTTCAAAATATCTTGACCTGTGTAAACGGCTGAACCTGTAAGCCCTGCAACAATACTATCCTGAACGTGTTCAGCCATCGGTCTTGATGTGTCAATTTTCTTTTCTTCTTTCATGTTTTCTTTGGTTTTTTTTAAGAATAAAATACTTCGCCAAATGGTCGTTCATCATCACCGCAACCTTCGCAGATTCCGATTGACCCCAGTTTTAAATAATCCACCTTTCCATAAGCTATTATGGATTCAGTTTCACCGCACTCACATTGACAAGTTCCGCGCTCGGTTGATTTTACATAATCGCCTTCAAGAAGTTTCCGCGCTTGTTTTTCTGTCTTTACTGTTTGAAATATTCTCATGATTTTGTTTTTATTGGTTTTTCTTCATCAGGTATCATTGCACAATCTTCACATTCAAATTCAATGCTTTCAGGGTCATGAAAGATTTCATTGCAGGTATCACATTCATGATAGGCGCATTGATGTCCATCAGTGTCATAATAAGCAACACCGCAATCTTCACAATAAACCTTCTGTGATATGGTTTGATAATCTGCCATTATTCAGTTATTGAACCATCAGTTTCAGATACAAAATGAACAGAGAATGTTTGACCTTTAAAGTATTTCAAGCTGTAAAACACATCACCAAAACTTTCAATGACTGATGTAATTTTAGCTTCGTGTCCTAAATACTTTACTTTTTGCCCTTTTTCGAATTTAGTTTTCATGCTTTCTTGTTGTTTGTTTGTGTAAACATACGCAATTATGTTATACAAAAGGCAATATTTCAAAAGAAATAAATTCATGGCCTTTAGAAACAATCTCTTTGCTCACTTCCAACCTGTATATCTGATTGTCATTGAACCCGAATTTCTTGCTTAAACAATCGGTGAATTGCTTTACTGGATTGTCAATGTCAGAACCCTTTGAAGAAAAGCCGAATATCAGTTTCAAATGTAGTTTGCCTGATGGTACTTTAACAGGTTTTAGCGATAAGAGAACGATCTTCTGAAAGGCTCTGTATTTTGGTGTTTTGAAACGCCTTCCACGAAACGCTTCATTGACTGATAACGGCTTAATTTTAAGCGTTTGCATTGATAGCCAACTTATCAGCTAAAGCCTCTGACAGGCCGTTTAAATAGGCTCTACACCGTTCTATTTGGTCTTGCAACTGCTTCATTGCTGCCTTATCCCTTTTTACATGATAGACCTTGCAACGAAATTCAGCAGGAACATCATTGAACATCATGTTCTTTTCAATCTCTAAAGCCATATCATCAGGAAGGTCAATGAAGCCCATTTTCCATGACATTCTGCGTTTTTCATCTTCAATCAATGTCAATGGTGTATCAACCAAACAATAGATCAATTCAGCTTCATCAATGTTCCAAAGTTCCATATAGCATTGCAATTGCCAATAGTAATCTTTGTTTGGAATTTCATCTTCAAACATTGGGAAGGTTGATAAATCCCAACTGCTCTTGATGTCACGTATTTTGCCCTGAACATTATCAGCTTCACCCGTTAGAAAGTCATTGTTCTTGCGTTCCTTGTTCTTGATGAAAAGCGTATCTGTAACATCTGAATAAAGTGAAATAGATGCTTCTTCAACCTGTATTCCCTTATCCAAATATTTTGATGTAAGCGGTGCAGCCTTATCAAAAATGACTTCTTTATGAAGCTGTTCCAAATACGTTTTTGTAGTTGTTGAAAGGGTCGGTTTTGCAAGTTGCTTATCCAGTAGATTGCCCAACGTAATCAGTTGCTTGTCGGTAATCTTTCCATCAACCTGTTTATCCTTCAGGTCACCAAGTAACTTTGCTTGATTAGCCGTTAGATTAGGTTTCACGCCTGTCATCAATTTACCTGATGATGATGCCCTGAAAAGGTGCTTTGAAAAATCAATTTGTCGTTTCATGTTGTTTGTTTTGGTGTAAAGATACTAATTATGTGAACTCCATTTTCTTCTGCTCAATCGCTTCTTGCGCCCCTTCAGAAAGTGTTTCATCAGCCAATGTTTCTTCAAGCGTTTCAACATCCTCTAAACGGTCACACTTATCAAGAAATGAACTGATACGTTTGGTTTCTTCAATTGCGTTCTGTTCTTCTTGGTCATGGATGTTATCAGCGTACTGGTATTGACCTTCCTTAGCCATCACTGATTGGTCCGCCAATTGTGCCGTTTGCATTTCAATTGACATGATACCCCATTGACTAAGCATCAACTTCAGAACCGTTTTCTTTGCCATTGCAGTGAAGCCATCTTCACCATCAGCCCAAACACCATAACCTTTTTTGTATGATTGGCTGTACTTTTTAGCGTGTTTGGTCACCTTATCCCTTGACCAAAATGTTGTCTTTTCATAACCGTTATGCAGTTTGAAATAACCTACATACCCAACCGCATTTCCTGAACCTTCAACCGTAAAATCACAATCAAGTTCTTCAGTCATTGCATTGAATGATTTGAATTGGTTGGAATAGACCTCAATCACATTGATTGCTTTATATTGTCCAGTTCTTTGAGCAAGTTGAACATAGCCCTTCCAACCAAGTTGAAATTGCGCCTGACCTTTGAATGGTACTAAGTAAGAGAAACCAAGACTTTGATTGATCGGTAAATCCAAAGCAGCAGCAGTCAAGGCCGCATTCAATATGGTCATTGGGTCTGCCTTTTCAAGCAACTTATTGTTTGATGTTACTTGAAGAACACTTGACATAAAACCTGCTGACTTTGCGCCAAGTAGTTTATCAAATTGCTTCTTCACGCTGTCATTTCTGAAAAGTTGAACTGTTGTTTGTGTCATGATTATTGATTTAGATATTGTTTGTTTTTCATTGGATTGATCGCATCAGCAATGGTTTCAAAAATGGAAACATCAGATGAAAGCATTACTGCAACTTCCATGTCTGAATTGTTCCATGCTGAAATGTACCATTGATTGATGCCTTTGGTTTTGGATGCTTCAACTTGTAAGGCTCGGCATATTTCGCCAAGCACCCTTTTTGATGTTGTGAAAGCCCTGTCATGGTCTGATGAACGCAAGGTTGATAAAAGTTGTTGTGATACTGACCTTGCATCAGGTGAAAGGTAGTCACGTTTATCAGTTAGCCGTTTCTCAATTTCTAATAAATTCATGATGTTGTTTGTGTTTGTTTTAATGGGGCGTTCTTATGGTTGCCCCTGTTTAATTAAAAGTTGTCGGTCATTGTGTTGAACCCTTTTGCAGTCCTTTGTCTATATGCTTTCGCTTTTTGGTTTGCTTGATGCTTTGACCAGTTGCCATCTCTTTGGTTCATCCATTCACCATTTACGTACTTATTTACTCTGTAATCTCCGTACTTCTCGTTTTTTTCTACTTTGTAAGTTGTCATGTTTTCTATGTTTTTCGTTGTTTGCATGGTGTAAACATACGCATTAAATTAATACAAGCAAGCGTTTCAAGAAAAAAGATGAAAATAATTTCAGAACATCGACAATTGAACAACCTCTGATTTGGGTTTTTTGTGTTCCAATTGCTTCTTTATGATGTCCATTGTATTTGTCCAAAGTTGCCTACCATCAGCAAAAAATATTCGGTACATCTTTGAAAGTTCATCAGGTTGTTCACTGGATTGATACCATTCAAAAACAGCATGGCCCTTGTCAGATTTGTAAACGGTTTCACCTTGCACCATATCCTGTACCAATACCAAAAGCAAAACCGCCTGTGAAAGCACCTGCACCGATAAGTAGCTTTTCAGAATTGTTCTTGAACCATTCACGTATGGCTTTATTCTTTTGCTGCCTTAGTTCCTTTTTGGTCATTTCATGTCGTTCAACTTCAATGTCAGCGATCACTTCCGTTGCTTCAATGATCGTGTCTTTTGCTGCTGCAACAGCTTTCAATTCAGCGTTCTGAAACTCCAAGTCAAGAATGATCGCTTTGTGTCCTTCATTCACGCTGTCAAGTTCAACAGTCAGAAGTGCCTGTTCTTCTGTGATGCAGTATCGCGTTTGTTCTTCGTACCAAATGACGATGACTTCATCTTGCGAAAACGCGCTGAAGTGCGTCAGCAATAGCAAGACTATCACCTTTGAGCAGTTGAATGTCATTGTGTATATCTATTATGTGAACTTTCTTTCGTGCAATTTCAATGTCAAGACTGTCAATTCGCAGATCCTTCAGTCTGATCGTGTCTCGGTATGCTTCAATGATCAAGCGTTCTGATTCTTCACGCTGATCAAGTAGTTCGCGTTTTTCTTCGTTTAAAGCGTTCAATTGCTTTTTGTATGCAATACCATCAAACAAGAAAGAAAGTGCAGCAGAAGCAAGCAAAAGCACAATGACAGCGATTAGAATGTGTTTCCAATAGGTGTAGATGAAGGTCAGTATGACCATATCGTTGGTCGTGGCTGTTCCTGATTGCTTTTGATAATGTCAAGATGAATGAACCTACCTGAACCCCGTTGTTGGATGCCTATTCCTGTGAAACCTAGTTCAAAAGCTAGTTTCAAAACTTCATACGCTTCTTTTCTTGAAGTGGAAATATCGGCTGCAAGTCCTGTTGGATGCGCCCCGTTCTTTCGCTTCTTCTTGCTTTCAATCGGGTGTGAGTAATCTCTAAACCCTGAAGTGATCTTCATAGGTTTTCCATACGCTGTACGCAATGCCTGAAGTTTAGACATGAATTCATGTTGCATTTCATTCTTCCCTGAATGCGAACAGTCAAATTCATGCTTTGAAAAGTTGGCGTATAGATCGAAATTAGCCTTCATCACTTGTTGTTTTGTTGTACGTGTAAGCATTTGAAGCACCGAACAGACCGATCAGCGTGACCATTCCTGCAATATATTCAGTCGTTGACATTCGTGGAAACATGTTCACATACGTCATGTCAAGGCAAACGTCTTTATAGTCCAACACCATCAACGCTGTGATCTGTGGAAATTGAAGCAGATATACAACGGTCAAGATCACCATCACAAGAAGTGTTGCGTTTGCTTTTCGTCCACCTTTTCGCAGTTCACTGATCATTCTTCAACGCTTCAAATCTGTCATCAATATACTGAATCGCTTGATTATGCTTCTTATCAATGCGCTCGTTCGTGTAGTTCAGTTTGTCTTTCTGATGTTCAATGTCAAGAACAATCTTCGTGACTGCAAAAGTTGACGAAATAGCCAACATGACCAACCCGATTATCTGACCTGTGTTCAGGCTCTTTTGCTTCAGGATATCAGTGTCAGGCATTTATCAAAATTTAAATTTTATCCACGTAAGCAATGCAGCGATTGCAGATTGAACACCAACAAAGATGCCAACTGCCTTTTGTTTGTGCTGCTTGTCCTTTTTGATGTATGCAGAATTGTCACGCACATCATCAATGATGCCTCTTTGCATCAGTTCTTTGTTCCCGATCAATGCAGTTTTCACTTCTTTGAAATCGGTTTTCAGGTCGCTCATGTCTTTTTTAAGCTCTTCCATTTCTTGTTCATTCATGATTACACCGTTCCAATGGTTATGTTCCTGATTTATATTATTTCAACTTTTCCCACGCCCAATCAATCACCATGTCATCAGTCCAATGGTTATCTTTATAGGTGAAGCCATCAAACTGAAGTTCCTCACCCAAAAAATATATTTTCACGCTACATGAACTTTCTTCAATGTTGTCATTTACATGAAGTAACACAATAGCCTCTCTTGGCGCTTCATCATGCCAAACCCAACCATCAACAGGGTATTCATGTTCTTCGTGGTCGGCTTCTGTCAATGTATAATTCTTATTATACACATTCTTTCCATAGTTCCACGAACCATCTGGTTGTTGCTTGTAAAATCCTTCCATGATATTATGTTACTACTGTCCAATTCTTAGCTGTCGCTATTGTTGGGTCACAAGTTGCTGAACCAATATTGTTTGTCACCGTTACGGTTTCCGTTCCACCACCATCGCCTAGATTGGTGAACATTTCATTTATCTCATCTTCTCCCATTAGGTTAGAATTAATAGTAAATGTTTTAGTTAGTCCAGTGGCTAAAAAGCGTTTCATATTTTTACCATTAAATGTGTTGAACGAAGGTGCGGTTGTTACTCCGCTAAAATCCCAATCAGGAATTATAGATGATGATTTCGACTTTGCTTGCTGCCTAAACATATCTGATATGGTAGTGACTGCGCTTGTATCCCAATCGGTAGGCAATATATTTATACCACTTTCTCTAAACGCATTAGCCATTGATGTACAAGTAGATGATATTGGGACAGTGTATTCTATGTTTTTTAATCAGTATGTACTTAAAAACATAGATTTAATTGTTGTTGCTCCCGACATATCAGTCACTTTTACCACTGGTATTGAATAACAGAGATAAAACATTGAACTAAGATCATTTGCGCTAGATGTATCGTACGTTGGAGTTTCTACTAATAACCGATTATCGTAATGAAACTGTTTGAACGATGTGAAATTAGAAGTATCTAATGCCACTACTTTTTTTAGCACTCGCAGGATGAAGAAAAAATATTGAGCATTAGTAATTGAGTTAGCCCCTACCCATTCAAATTGCTCTAAATAATCAAAGTATATACCTGTATTTCCGTTAATGTTTCTTACAGTCCAAGAACTGATAGAACTACCTGCCATGCGAATATCTAATAACGGTGTAGAATACCTTATGGCATTTGCAAGTGCAGTGTGTTTCTGGTTTAGATTAACGGCAGTGAATACGCTGCCACCAGTTGTTGGTGTTACGGTTACAATGGCTTGCCTATAACCTCTACTCGTTAGATCATCCACATCAGCATAATCGTAAATATGCTCTGCCCACGTTCCTGATGTAACGGTTTCAGTATTCCCGTCACCCCAATCAACATCATAATCGCCACTATCACAAGTGAACTTAAATGTCAAAGGGTTACCGTACGCATCCCAAACTGCAACTAAGGCTGAAAACTGTTGGTCTGAAGCCTCTATTGATGGAAGGTCAAGCCAATCACTTGGTCTTTCATAAGGTACTGCTGTTGCAGGAGTACAAGTAAACATATGACCGTCAGCCGAAGGAATATAATTAGCCAGTAGATCGGTTGAGCCGTCACTATCTAACGCTTTAGCTTGTGCCAGTGTTATTGTTCCTTCAGCTTCAACCGTATCTGACCATGTTGGTGTTGCGTTATTCTGGACTGTTGTATCCGAAACTACCGAAGGGTTAGCGTTAGTTCCTACGTCAGAACCCGCGCTATCGTGTATCGCTTGGTCATACGTTGCACCACTTGCAACTGTTGTGAATGGTGTTCCATTGATCTCGATACTTGCATCAGCGCAAGTACATAAAGCATCAATCAAGCATTGTTGTTGTGCATCTGTCAGCCTATCAACAACGCCTTGTTTGCAGAAGTCAAAGATGTGCAGAATGTCATTGTCATAATCACATTCATTTTCCCAACATGATTTCAATCCAGTTACAACAACCGATAATTCCAAAGCAACCAAAGCTGTCTTGTACTTTGGGTCAGTGAATTGTAAATTCTCAAATTCTTCATTCCAAACAGATGTTGTGTTGAAATCTGTTGAAGATACATTCACACGCACATCAGAAGCCTTTAACGCTGTTTTCAGGTCACCATTTGAAAAGGTCAATAATTGGCTAATATCTTCAGCCAACCATGAAGGTGAGAAGCTGTCATCTTTCGTGCTATCCTTTCGCCTGAACATAACAACCAACCGCAAAGGATATGTGCCAACCATCTTATTGACTGATGCAGTTGTTGGTGCTTCTGTGAAACTTGCTTTGTCGGTCAATTTCCACCAACTCAAAGAAGGGTTTCCAATGTCAACCGCCTTCAGTTCACCTTTGCCCTGATACGCATAAGGAATAGATGCTTTGTCTTTTGAGCGTTCTCTATTTTCAGCCAAACAATAACGCCTATCAATTCGGCCTGTTGTTTCCAACCTTGCGTTCAATATGTCAACAATCACTTTTATCATGCTTCTAACAATTTGACAGTTTCCTTGAAAATTATCTTGTCGAATTTATCCCTTTCGCCCTGTGTAAATCTTGTAAAATCACCGAAACGCTTAATCAACCCTTTCAACTTGTCCTGATTTGTTTCACGCCTTAGTTTCTCAACATACAACAACGGGCTGACTTTTATGACCTTTCCAACATTCACTTTACCAGTATCAGGATTAATCTGTGAATTGGCTAAATCCATTTGCAGGTCGTTTGTCAGTCTGAAGTTAACATGGCTATTATTGAAACCCATCTTGCCCTTTGCATCAAAGTAACTCTTGAAATAACTTGTTTTCTTGGCTCGGCCTGTTTTACCTGAATTTGTTGCACCGCCCCGAACCAACTTGTTTTCAATCCAAATTTCTTTGGTCTTATTGTAACCCCTTGAAACTGAACCAGTGTCAAAGATGCGAACCATTCTATCTGCGTGAATTGATTGCGCTGCAATTGCCAATGGTATGCCCTCCTGAATTTTCTTCAGTTGATTACGCATTTTTGCAGTCCATTGTTTTGCTGTCAGTTGAGCCATATCTCAAAGATGCTATTCTGATAACCACCGAACAAAGGGCAAAATTTGCAGATTGTCAAATACTCTTTATGTCCTTTCAATAATATCATGGGATTGATACCGCAATTCGGTTTCTTCTATTACAGTGAAAGCAATTCGGGTCTTGCGGCAATTTAACGGCCTTCAATGCCCTTGTAATGCTGTCTGAATACTGCTCATGATATTGTTGTTGCCTATTACCGATCAATTCATAATCTCTTATGGTTTCGGTGTTTTCCCTTTCGGTGTTGTTCAATGCGTATTCCATGCAAAGTTCAGCCGTTTTGTAAAGCATTGCCACGCCCAACTGCTGCTTCAATCTACATATCCAACTCTGATGGTCACATTCAATTGCAAGTGATACACTCAAACCGCCCATTTCATTGGTTGTGGAATAGGTCAAAGGTGTACCGATTGTTGCTGTAATTGCCTGACCTGTACAATAGCCGTTCACCTTGTTTGCATCCCTGCAATTCAAGCAAGTACCCGAACCTTTCAAGGTTGTTTTGTAGCCATCAATGACTGTTGCATCATATACAATGGAAATGATTTCACTTCTGAACTGTCTGTTCACATCAACTTCAACCCTTGTGTTGGCAACTGCTGCAATTGTATCTGTTGCTAAAAGCTGACCTGTAAGCCCATCATAGTATAAAACGGCAACGTTCCCTGTATAATTACCAATAAAGCCAACACGGCTAATCCTGTAAGCGTATGAAGGATATGAACTTGACTGTGTTAATCGAACGCCTTTTAATACTGCTGATTGCAAACTATCATTCAACGTTGTTCCTGCATCACCAATGAATGAACTCTTGACAACGGTCTTGGCAATGTAACCTGATGCCATGTGTGCGTTGATTTCATCAATCAATTCAATTGCTGCTTGACTTCGTAAAGAAGAAAACAATTTTGCAACGGTATTGGTTGCCACATCATTTTGGTCAACATACTTTTCAAGTTCACTGTACTTGACCTTAGTATCAAGGTAAATTTCAGATGCAGTTGAAATATCTTCACAACCGCCTTTCAATCCAATAATTTCTGCTAAACAATCCATGCAATAAAGTTAAAAAAGAAAGGGTAGCCAAATGACCACCCTTTCAACAAACAACATCGTCAGAACGACTTCTGATCAGACATTTATCATATTAGGCACAAGCCTGAAGGTCATCACATACAACTTCAACAGCTGCAAGACCTTTAACGCCCTCAAAGTTACTTCCTGACTGATACAAATCATCAGGCCAAGTGTAAAATTGGTATGTGGCTCTGATATTGAAATTCCAATCGTCACAGACTCGCTGTACACGAAGGTCAAACTTCATTCCCGTTTCAGGGTCAAACATCGTTTGAGCAATATCAGTTCCGTTATTTACGGAAGCACCATCAGCTTCATAAAGGCTGAACCCTACTGGAACAATTGAACCAATACCAACTGCAAGGTTGGTTGCATTGATTGCCGTTAGGCTGTCAGTCAAGTGTCGGTCATACATTGCTGCAACACCGTATCTTTCAAGCATGGTTGCCAAGTTGTAACCTAAGCTATCAACTCCACCTGCCATTGCTCTGCGTACTGCTGAAGCAAGGTCATTGCCTCCAAAGATACCTGCTTCTTCAATTCGGCTCATTTCCATTGCAGTTCTTAACTGCTCAAAGATTGCAGCGTTTGGAATGCTTGGCGTTCCTGCTGTAAGTAAAGTATTCACTTCAAGTACATCAGTAGCGTTCAAATTCGTTCCATCAACGTTTGCAGTATCAACAGACCAATTACCCCTGTCTGAAGTTGCTGCATCAGCCAAATCTTCTGAAACGGCTTCTTTGATTGCGTTAATACGCTTTTGGATTTTCCTTGCAATGAACGCTGAATTTTCTTCACACGTTCCAACCAAGTCAGTCAAACCAACTGTGAATTCTGAATAACGGTTTGCAGTTGTATCAAAATCATACGTTTGGTATGTATCACATTCTTCTGTTGAAGCTGAACAACCTGAACCATCAGAACCAACTTCTGAAGTCAATAATGGTTGGTCATAAACAACCTGAACTGGTCGCACTTTACCTTTGTCTGCAATCTCGAATGAAGAAGCGTTTCTGTTCGCTTCTGACATTACATAAGAAAGAAAAGGTAGCTTTTCAGGTCGCATATTTCCAGCCCTGAAAGTGTCGTCAATATGCTTCTGCATAGTTGGACAATCAATAATTTCACATAATCCTGCTGACATTTTTTTTAGTCTTTAGAGTTTAACAATTTTTTTGTTCAACTATTGGCTGTTGATGTAGCCCTAAAGACCTTTAAGAAGGGTCAGCTTCAGAAATTTATCAGTGTCTTGGCGCGGTTTCCCTTTTAACAGTTTCACCGCCATTTGGAGGTGTCGCACCTGCACTTGCTGTAAAAGTACGAACTTTTTTCGTATCTGCTACTGCACCCAATTTTGTTGCCTTAAATTCTTCAGTCAAAACTTCCTTGAAATCGGCTGATGTTCCTGCGTTTGTCTTGCTCATAACTATATGACCATCCTTGCGAACAATCTCTTTTCCATCTTCAACGGTCATATCAAAACCGCTTTCAATAGATGTGAAAAAACCAATCTTTTCAAACTCACTTGATTGGTCAGAAAACTTCAAAGTTGATTTGGCATTTTCCAAACGGGTGTTCACATCAAAATTCTTCTTGTCAGTTTCAACCTGTGTTTTAAATGTATCGTACTCTGTTTTTAAACCAGTATTCAATTCATTCAGGTCTGCCAACTGCTGCTTGTATTTCTTGATGTCATCACCATACTTTGTTTCAAGCTGCTCATTCGTCAAGTTCTTATCACTTTCAAAAGCATCAAACTTTGCCTTTGCTTTTGCAGCGTACAATTCAGGAAGGTCAACAGTATGAACATCCTTCACTTCATCAGAAGTCAATTCAATGCCAATTCCTTTGAACTGTTTCTTCAATGAATGTGTCACTTTTCCATTTACTTCACCCAACGTTTTGTTGTGAGTTTCGGTTGGAACATACTTTTCGTTAAACGATGTTTTTAAAGCATCAAGGTCATCACCTGCAATGCCGATGAACCCCAACACATCTTCAACTTTGATTTCTTCTTTTGCCATTTTACTTGATGTTGTTTGTTACTAATTCAATAAAGTATTCTTTCTTTTTCTTTCTGCCATCAAACTTGACATTGTTGTTTGATAGAAGTTCTTTCAACTGCTCAACCGACCATTCAGAATAATCATCTGAAGCAGCTTCTTCAATCTCAATCTTCAATTCCTTTTTCTTCAAAGGCTTTGGCTCTGGAGGCAACTCACCTGATGGTTTCAAATGCGGAAACGCTGCAACCAGTACAGTCAGTTCTTCTTTTGAAAGTTCATCATATATGGTTGATTGTTGGCCTGTACTATTTGAAACACATATTTCGGTCACTTCAACTTTGCCATGTACTTTTTCAAGTCTATGGTAAAATTTGCCCGTTAATGCCTTGAATGTGAAATGTCTTGGAATAGGCTTTATTGCACCCGTTACCACTCTGATTAGTGTATTGTCTGCCATTTAGGTCTGATTTAGTAAGCTGTCAATTAAGTTGTTCGATGGTGTAAATATAGCACTTTTCGATTTGTCAACTAATTCAGTTACCCTTTCAGATAATGGTTTGTCAATGTACTTTTCATCTTCACGCATGATCTCATTGATAAGCTGCAATGAACTATCATGAAGCCCCAATTCCCAATTCTCAACTGTGTTTGATGCTTTACGCAATGCAATCGCCTGTTGGCCTAAAGAAAACAGCTTGTCAGCGTTCACAATCGTTTCAAATACCTTCTGCGTTTTTGGGTCGGTTGCATAAAGGTTATTGAGCAACTGGATAAACAATTGATGAATAATAAAAGGAGGTGCATCAGCGTTCCTTGCCTTGTCTATTTCATTCCAAATATCAGCTTCAGTTCTGAAGTCAAATGTTTGTGGTCTGATAAGGGTAGGAACAGCATCATAGTTGTCATATCGTTGCCACGCCATTCTGTTCAATATCCATTCCCAAAGGTCAAATAACTGATTGCTTTCACCCCTTACAAAACTGAATTTCTCTGATTGCTCAATACCTTCACCCGTTGCTGTCTTGCTATCTGCGCCCGTTACTTTAGAATTGGAACGATGCAAATGAAGGATTGATTTTGCCTTGTCGGTATCAACCTCAACTTGTTCACGAACAAAATTCAAAGGTTCGTTTGATGGTGAAATGTATTCAACAGGCTTTGCAGGAAATGAACCGCTTCCATCAATGATTGAAGGTTGTTGCCATTCGTATTGACCTAATGGGCTGATTGGTACTGATTGCCCTGAACCGTTACATTTCGGACAAGTACCGCTTATTTCACCGCTTTCAATCAACTGCCATTGACCATTTGAGCATGAACCCCTATCATCTGAAAAATCACATTCAGAGGCCATCATTACCCTGAACGGGAAAACAGATGAATTGATTGATACTTGCAGAATGTTCCTGTTTGTCAATGCTAAATCAAGCAATGGAACAGCATAGTAAAAGCGTGAAACCCAATATATCACACCATGTGAATTGATGATTGGAACGCCCTTCAATTTGGTTGCAGGAACAACGCCTTCAGCGTGTTCATATTCCCACGCAACAACATAAATGTTCTTACTCTTTTGACCTGTCTGAATGATCTTGAAAATGCCTTGATTGGTGTATAAGTACAGAACCCTGCCTTCTTTCACCTTTCGTTTTCCAACATTCACAACGCTTAATTCATCATCAATGCAAAGCGTGAAATTATCTTCAGAAAGCAATACATTCTTTGATGGATGATAATATATGGTCGGCTCAAAACGCTCTTGGTCATCAATCTTCATGTTGCCTTCAGCATCTTCAGCAAGTTTGAACCTGTAAGGTCTGACAGCAATTACACCGTTTGCATCTTGCCCTTTGATATTCGGCAAAACGTTTGTAACGAAATTTTCAACGCTTCCATAAATAGGAACTCCTTTTGAAGTGTATTTTTTGAAGTCATTAACTTCATCACTTTCTTCAGGCCAAATGATATTCCAGTTGCTATCAATAAAAGAACGACCAATTACAGATTGATAGTCTATCCAAACAGGGTTTGTTGTGCATTGATAGTTTTCTTTAACGTAATCAAACTGTTCATCAGTCTGATTTGGTGAACGCTTATTGAATAACCTTTCAGGAAAAAAATCAGGGTCGGCATGAACCTTTATGCGTTGCGATTGCATAAGAGCATCAACATATATTGAATTGTAGTCAACAACCTTCTTTTTGTCGGCTCTTGTTATGATACTTTGAACAGATGTGTTTCCTGCTGTCTTTTCCTTTTCAACAATCTGCTGAACCAATCCAAGTACTTCATCTTGTGTCATGCTGCCTTTGCGATAATGTAAAAATCTGTTAATTGACAGCCGCCTTTCTTTCCACCACAACGATTATCAAACTTCTTTTTCAAATCGTCTTTTGGTCTTATCTTGATATTCTTGGATGCCATACCTGCAAAGTTAAGCGTTTTGAATTAAGTAAATATAAGGCAAAATGCAAGGGTTTTTCTAATTCACCAACCAACGCCCCTATCCCAACTTTGATGTTTATGACCAATCGTTGATTTCAATCCAATATGGTCAATGAAACTTGGAACGTGAAACAGTTGCCGCAATCCCATTTGATGAATTGCTTCAGGTACAGCATGATCAATTTGTTGGTTCTTACTGTAATTCTCTAAATGGTCTAATATAAAATGATGGGTCAATACTTGCGCTGCTACTTCTTTACGCATTAAGTAACCACCGCCCCAACTGGATGCAAAACCGCCATTGATCTCATTCCAACCGCCTTTGAACTTGTTTCTGATTGCTAATCCTTTTGGCGTGTAACAGGCAACAAAACCAACGCTTTCATCTTGCAGCTTTTCAACCGCCTTATCAATCCAACCTTTCTTGTACAGAATATCATCAGCGAACACACCAACAACATCTGCATCAGTGTTACATAAATCTTCTAAAACCCTGTAATAGTGTTTGAAACAACCAACGTTTTCACCTAAGTTTTTAACTTGAAAAGGTGTTGGAAATTTGAACTCCTGACCATCAGGATAGATTATAACATCAGAATGGTCAACGGTCTTTATAGACTTAGGAAAGTATTCACGCAATCTTGCAATCCATGTTATTCCAATGATGGTTTTCATGCTATTTTTATTGAATGAACAATAAAGAAAAGGTTGACCAATTCATTATTGAGAATGGGTTTCAACATCATATTTGGCTGTGTAAACTGCTTCATCAGGTTGTTGAATACATCTTTCAAGATGAAAATATTATTTAGCAGGATTTCCATAAACAACTTCACCATCTTCAACATCCTTGACAACTACACCGCCAAGACCAACCAAAGCACCCCTGCCAATGGTTAAGCGATTGCGAACGGTTACGCCCAACTTCAACTTCACATGACTTTTTATGATTGAATAACCGCCAATAATTACTCCAGTACAGATTTCACAATCATCAGCAATGATGGCATCATGACCAATGTGCGAATGCGCCATGATTATGTTGTTGCTTCCAATGTAGGTAGCAGCGTTTTCATCATACGGCCTTTGAATTGTAACGTGTTCAGAAATTACATTGTGGCTGCCTATTATCACACGCCCTTTGAATGACTTCTGAAAGTCAATGTTTGTGCCTTCGTAATCTTTAGGCTTTCGCATTTCGCCATTTGAACCAATGACCGTGTTGGCTCTGATGATATTCCCTTTGCCAATTTCAACGTTTGAATAAATGATTGCAGTCTTGTGAATGTAGTTGCCATTCAGGTTGATAAATTCATCAGAATAAAGTTCTTCGCTTGTCATATCCAACCGTTCTTTTTAGCCTTCTGTTCAGCGTGTTTTCTGTTCAAAGCAAATAGATGTTTTGTCTTGCCATCAATGGTAAATCTCCAACGGCTCAAAGGTTGTTGTGACTTGTTCAATGGTGTTATCATTCAATACTTTCTTTACAAAATTCAACCCATTCATCATTGGTGAAGTGAGGATTTGAAAAGCCCCGTTTCTTTCCATTGATAACATCAGGATGAAGCCCTGAAATATCTTTCAAGATACGTTTGTTGTTCAAATATTCATCAGGTAACGACAAAGCAAAATCAACAAAATCATTGTCCAGTAAAGGATAGCGTGTTTCCATTGTATGAAAACCACTCATTCTATCTTCAACAACCAATATCCCTTTTAAGTACCTCCAATCATATTCTTTGTGTGTTATGTCATATTCACGCCGTTCTTCGCTCTGTGTGCGTTTAATGACCTGATTGATAGGTTTATCATATCTGTGCGTGTAACCGTTAAAGACTTCATCACCTCCTGCACCTGAATACATCACTTTGCAGAATTTAGAAGCAAGTTCAGCAATTGCAAAATTGGTATAACATGAACCAACCTTGAAATCATCAAGGGCAAACAATGTTTCTTCAGGGTAATGACTTTCGGTAAAATCATTACAAATCAGTGTATAGTGATTTCCTGCTGTATTCAGTTTGATGTTGTCAATTTCACTTTTTTCATTCAGGTAATCAACTGAAAAACTATAGCACCCCAATGAACGCACAATCAAACCACTATCAATGCCACCTGATAAATAAACACCTGCATCCATGTACTTATTTCTTTCAATCGATTGTTGCCAAAGTCTTTTCAATTCAACCTGTGCTGTGTAATAATCAATCTGACCTTCAACCAACTTTTCAGGCTTCACAAAAGGCAAACATTCAACCCTTTCAACGCCCTGATAAATTGTGTGGTCAGTCATTACGCCAAGACTGTATTCCCAATCAGCCATCGCATCAAAATCAATCTTCAGGTCAATAACCGCTTTCAATCCTTTTACCTCTGAACAGATATATGTTGTGCCTCTGTACTTGTACTTGTAAAGCTGTTTGATGCCATATCTATCTGTGAATGTATGAACAGCCCCGTTGTAATAGATAACGGCAAAGAAGCCGTTTAATTCGCTTTTGGGTTTCTTGTTATTCAGATGCCACGCAAGATATTCAGTGTCATTCTTTGCTTTGACATCGTACTTTTTACAAAGTTCTTTCCAGTTGCTTATAAAGCCATTCAACCAAACAGTTGTTTCACCTGATGTTGCAGGTTGTGGAATATCATCTACAATAGGCAAATGAACAAACGAAACGGTCAATTCATTCAGAACAGTTGTTTTGGTGTTGATGCCACGCCTTCTGATGGCATGAGCCATTGATTGAGCTTCACCGACTGTTCCATTTATAACTGCTGCTATTCCGCACATTTACGCTTTTTCAAATAGATAGTTGAATTGTTGTTTGATAATATCGCTGTCAATAAATCTTGTGTTATCCCAAAGTTTAAAGGGTGTCATGTTGGTTGGGCTTTTAATATCCAAAGCAAACAAGCCCTCTTTCTTCAGGTTCACAATACGCTGTTTGCCTCTGATGTTTCCTTGCATTGAATTGTCAAGCATAGCATCATCGCCAACTTTCCACGGCCTCCAACCCCATCTATCCATTAAACGCTTTGAAATACACCTTCCTGCACCTGCTGTGTGCATCCTGCGCCTTCTATCCCGATAACCGCCCCAATAGGCTGATTTACCGCTTTTGATGTCATAAAAATAGAAGTCCTGACAACCGATGAAGTCATAGCCCCTACCCATCCAATGCAGATAATGGTCAAATAATTCAGGTGAAAGAATATCATCAGAACCCATACAAATAGTGTAATCACTGTCAACGGCTGCCAATGCTGTTGTGTTCATCTTCAATGCCAACGGTTGGTTTGGTATTTCGATATACTGGAAACCTTCAGCCTCAACCATCTTTCTTGATTTGTCACCCTCTGAACCTGCAACAATCACATTGATTTCAGCGTTTAAATGATGAACGCCCTTTGCAAACATCTTGAAAACTTCAGGTCGTTTCCAAACGCCTGTAATCATGCTAATCTTCATCTGCTTCAATTGCTTCAAACACTACTTCAGACTGTTGATCTGACATTATTTTGCTGTGGTCGCTTTCACCTGAAATGATGTCATCATTATCAATGCCGTTTGGGTAAGCCTTACAACTAAATGATTTGCCTTCAAAGTGCTTACAATTCACACAAATTAAATTTGCTTCCATATTATAAATTATCAAATCTATTACCAATGCTTTCTGCTAATACCAACCTTTCTTCAATATATGTTTTCACGTAATCAGGTATTCTTTTTGAACCGTTTCCGAAATAATCCGCCCATGCTTCAGCCCATGCTTCATTATCAGATTTAAGTATATCATAAGGCTGCTCACTTCTCCATTTATTCACCTTACTTTTCCATTCGCTGCCTTTGCCAAATCTTTGGTCAAATATGTGACCTGTTTCATGAAAATGTGTCAATCTGCCATCAGTGTTGTAAAAATAATTTCTACCCGTTTTTGATTTATACCTTGCTTGTGCTGATATTTTTGCGTTGGTAATGTCATCTACATTTTTGAATTGCCTAACGTTTATGCCAACACCCCTTGTTGTTACTGTTGCTTTCTTAGCAAAAGAATAATCCTGTGTAGTATTGGCTACACCATACCATTGATTAGCTTTTCTGCCTAACGGCCTACCCATTGCTTTTGCAAATTGCGCGCCTGAACCTACAAAATTTGGCCGCCCAACAGCAGGAATTGTTTGCAGTGTGTCAAGCATCGTTGAGCTTTGAGAAACACTCCATCCAGTAAGATTTGCATCAGGAACAATCTTTTTTATTTCCTGCTCAATTATTGCTTTGCTCTGATATGATGTTTTAACATTCGATGAAGTTGCTGATGAACCTGAAGCACCATCAAATCCAAAGTGTTCTTTCGCTGTCTTGGTCGGTTTGTAATATCCCAAAGAAACGGCTCTTTCAGCATCCTTTTGAGGAACATCAAATTCTGATATTGGCAATAGAGAATGTTGGCAATTGTAACCGCCAACCCAACCAAATATGTTTTCTTCGTTTGTGCCTCTGAACCTTCCTTGCCAAGTGTATTTCTTATCATAGCATTGACCGATTGCCTTTTTACTTCCTGCACCCCATGCCCGAACTTCATTATGATGGTAATAACCCTGATTGCGTTCATTACAGAAGCAACGTGTTGTTTTCATTTTACCGCCAACGTACCTATACCATTCAAGCCCCAATTCATTGCCTATTATCTGCGTGAATTGCCTATCTGTTGTTGCAAGGGTATCAGATACCAATTGCCTTGAATAACGCATCAAACGGCCTTCTAAATCGTCACGCCCTACACTAATCAATTCAAGGTTGTCAATCATATCAGAATATGAAGCACCTGAAGCAACGCCATCCAGTAAAGTATCACGAACTGATGAATACAATAAGGCATCAAGACCTGCATCACCAATAACGGTTTCAAGCATTTTAACCCTGTTGACATTGTAAAGAGTAGATGCAAATGATGTTGCAGGTGCAGAGCCAAATGAACTTTCAAAATATGCTACTGTATTAACCTGCTGCTGAATAAATTGTTGATCTAACTTTTGAACCATTGAACGGTATTCACCTGAAGTCATGAATTGTTTCAGGTCAGCCATGATTGCTTCAATCCTTGTCAGATTTTGTGCAGTCATTTCAATCAACCCTTCACTGGTCAAAGTAAGTTCTGATGAAAGTTTCGTTAAACGGTTCAACAGCTTTGGTTGAAAGTCAAATATTGCAGCCGCCCATTCATCAGGTACGGTTGTCAATGCTTCTACTTTGTCACTGATAATGCTCATTTCTTTCTACTTTCATGATAAGCCCAAACATCTTTTACCATTCTATCAGCCAAGTCATCTGTTGAGCAAACCGTAAATGAACTTGGAATTACCATTTCATTTTCACTTTCCCCAATTGGCTCTTGATATTCGTTGCTTCTGATAGGAATTGCTTCATGAACTTTCCCATCAGAAATAGGTTCATTCTTTTTCATTTCTTAACCTCAAAGGTAACATGACCAACATCAGGTTTCTGCCTGAACTTTAACCGTTCAAACTTCACACCCCGATAATCAAAGGGATATTTCTTTTTCTTCAGATAGTTGTGGCTTAATACATGCTCCTTGCATAGTTCAACCAGTGAACCCCATGCTTCATGATTTCCGTTCTTATCTGTCAATACTATTACTTGTCCATTCTTTTGCATGGTGTAAACTTACTAAACATATATATATAAATAACAAGCCCCGAACAATTAAATTCAGGGCTGTCAATCAATATGTTGGTTTTGTCAAACTGCAATTATTCGGTAATACACCCAAATTTGCAAGTCACTATCACCGCCCGTTGGGTCTGCTGCTGCTGTTCCAAGAACAATGCTTTCATTTTCAATAATGTCTGCCCCTGCTGATGGTGCGGCATCTACAAATGCACCATAAGCCATTGTTGTTGACAAAGCGGCTAAGAATGCGTTGAATTGCATTCCATCATCATATGAAGTGAGCGTTCCCAAATATGGCGTTGTTGCTGATGCATAAGCTGCCGAATTAAAATCAACCTTTAGAACAGCCCCAATCAATTGGATGGCTGTTCCTGCACCTTGTGCTGCTATTATTTCAAGAGGTGATGAATTAAGTGCTAACACTTCGGCCGATGTTATTGTTACCGTTGTGCATAGCGTTTCACAAAAGAACGTGCTTTTCAAGTTCTCTAAATCAGCCAACTTGGTTTCACCATCTTCATTCTGAATTAAAAATGTTGTTCCATCTGCATAATCTGCTGAACCTGCTACTGGATAATCTGAAAATTGATTTGTTGCCATAATTGTAAAGTTAAATATTAAAAGCCATGTGATATTAGCCATCCGTTATTTGTCTGCCTTGTTCATCTGCAATGCCGATTGTTGCGCTGCTTCCAATAGGATTGCCATCAGGTAAACAACCAACTGAAACGCTTGTCAATCTTCTATTTTCAATCAGTTGTTGTTTCTCACTTATATTCAATGTGAAACCGCCTTGATGTGCGTTATCATCCCATGAAGGTGTCGGAAATTCATCATCTTCAACGAAATACTCAACATCATCAACATAGAAATGGTCAGCATCAGGTGTCAGCATCATGAAATAAATCAAGTGACTAGGAAAGTCACCACCCAATTCACGCCCAATCCGAGCCGTTGACCACGTTGTTTTCTTAATTCCGTTTGAATAGTTATACGCTTGTCGGTCACCTACCTTCTGACCTCTTGACAATGAACAATCAATTCTGAAATTAGGTCTGAAGCCTGTATTCGCAAAGCCAAAGCCTAAACCATCATGGTCATTACACAATGCAAGATTGTATGTCTTACAACCGAAATCAGCGTTGTTCACATAGATGGTATTTGATGAATAGGTTGCTGTCTTGTCTGCAATTTCAATTGACATTTCTTGAATGCTGAATGTAGCTGCACCACTTGATGAACTTCCACGCATGAAGAAACCTGTTGAATTTGCTGTGATGTCTTCTGTATATATGCCATCAGCAGTGCGAAGCGTGCCAAGTGTTGAACCAAGACGCACCCTGAATTCACCGTTTCCTGTCAAGTACTTCAATGTGTATGTCACAGTGTATGTTGTATCTGCACAAAGCACATGATCAAGATTGCTTTCAGAAGATGTTGAACCACTGAAGTCAGCAGATCCGTTTCCGCTAAGTGTCCAATTCGTTCCAACAGTCCAGTTGTGAACGCCTGTTTTAAAATCTAAGGCAATGATGCCGCCCTGACTACATGGACAAGGGTCAAACACGCCTATTGAATAACAGCCTTCAGGTATTGCCCTTGTTTCCCAATCTATTGAAGCAGTGAAATAACCATCTTGAAAATTGAAATAACCATCTGAACTGTCTAATGTGTCAATGATAGTATCAGTTTCTTCATCAGTAATATAAACTTCAAAGTTGGTGTTCAGAGTAACTGCTGAAACGCTTGTTATGCAAACGGCTGAAGAACCATT